ATATAATAAAATTATCGCAGTACCTACTAGGTAGCCAAAAAGAAAAAAATTATTTATTATATAAAAACGGCATATTTAATATTGAAAAATCGTGTGAAAATGAAAATGATTTTATAATAGAAAGCTACACGAAAAACCCCGAAAAATTTAGATATGAAGCTGTAACAAAGTCAAATCGTAAATTAAATCTTTTGTTAAGGTGGAAAAACGGTAATGGCATTGCTTACCCCGCATTTCAAATTTCGTAATAAATAGGAAATATAGTTTCTAGTTCTGTTTTTGATAGTCCGTTGTTACCTAAAAATAATTCGATAAATTCTTGTGTTTTTGGATTTTTAAAACTATTTGTTATTTTGCTATAAATTGTTATTAAATCTTTTTTATCTATTTTTGTTGGCGTATATATTTCGTTTAAATGATTTTCTATTAAATAATTATTGGTTTCTGTTATAACAGCATAATTTAGTTTATAAGCACTATTTCCATTACCCCTGTTAACAACTAGTGTTGGTTCTGTTCTTCCTTCTTTTTTGATATATTGACCCTTTTTTTCATTTTTAAACTTTTTAATTTGTAGAGTGTTGTTTTTTGATATATTTGTGTTATATATTAATAATGTTTGATTCTCATCATCTGTCAACTCTTCTTTATGTTCGTTCCAAACTATATTACCTGTTCTTACTTTTAAGTTTAGTTTTTCTAGCGTAGTTGAACCTTGTAATAATTCTTTTAAACGACCTATATCTAATGCGAAAACGAAATTACCATTTAACTTTATTGAAAAGTCGCATTCACTTATATCGTCTAAATCGTCATTTGGTTCTTTATTTTTTTGAATTATTAAACCAAACGTCGGCTGGTCTGTATCAATAAATTTGTTATATTCTTTAAAATCTATAATATTTATGATCGTACACGTTTGTTTTATATAATTTCGAATAGGTGCGTAATAAAGTGAATTTAGAAAACTTTTTGGCACGACGAATGCTAATAATCCACCGTTTGACAGCATAGATAATGAATGAACTATAAATAAGCCGAATATATTTGGTCTTCCTATACAAAACTCACGGTATTTAACAGGGACATCTGTTTTTTTAAATACAAAGTAAGGGGGATTTCCTACTATTAAATCGTATATTTTATAGGCATCATTGGTATTATTATAAAGCATAAAATCACCTTTTATAAGTTGTACGTTATTTTTAAATGTAGTTAAATGTTTTATTTTTTCATAAATTTTGTTATTATATTCTATACCATCTATATTGACGCCGTCAAATACTTTATCGCAATAATTTATTATTTCACACGTTCCACAAGATGGTTCTAATATATTTTTTATATCTATTTTTTTGATATTGCTATCATTAAATTGAAGAACAGAGTCCATTAACTTCGTTATAATATTTAATGGCGTTATGAATATACCGTTATCTTTTTTTTCTTCTTTCGTTAAAAGCTTAGTAACACTAATAGTAAGTTCGCTAAATTGATTTTGTGTTTCCATTTTATTATTATTAATCTTCAATAATATTTATATTATTATCAATTTTATTATAAAAAATAATAAAATTGAATAGTTTTTATTAAAAATATATATTAGATATAATTATTATTTTGAAAAACTTAAAATATGGAAAAGTCTATGTCTTTAAGTATAAATTTACCACATAATATAATATTATATATACTACAATTTGATGAAAGATTTATAATAAAAAGGGGACAAATTCTTGATGTACACCGAATTCCTTATCACGACTATAGGTATCTATTGTTAGAAAGATGTCTGGTAGAAAACAATTGTTTTGTTAATAAATATGACTACTCTAGCACAAATGTAAATGGTGAAATATCTATACACGTCGTTCTTAGCCTTATTATAAATAATAAAAAAATGTATCAGCTCACTGTAAGGCATTTATATTTACATAGTGGTGACCATATAAGAAGATATCTAATGCTTCGAACAAATGGAATAGCTACTGAAAAATACATTGATATATAAAAGAAAAATTTTTATAAAGAGAAAAAGAGAAAAAGAGAAAAAAAGAAAAAAGAAAAAATATTTTTTTTATATTATACTTAAATAAACAATTAAAAAATTAACATATTATATAATAATACAAATATGGCAGGTGGTCTTATGCAATTAGTCAGTCAGGGACAACAAAATGTTATTTTAAATGGAAACCCTGAAAAAACATTTTGGAAGGCAACATATAAACATTATACCAATTTTGGTAAGCAAAATTTTCGTTTAGATTATGAAGGTAGTCCTACTATTGGGTTAACAGCTAGTTCTACATATACATTTAAAGTTAAAAGATATGCTGACTTATTGATGGATTGCTATGTCTCCATAACATTACCTACAATATGGTCTCCAATATATCCGCCGCAAGCAGTTACAAATGCAGACGGTTCAGTTACATATACTGACTGGGCACCATATGAATTTCAATGGATTGATAATTTAGGCGCTCAAATAATAGAAAAAATTACAATTAATTGTGGTAACCAACAATTACAACAGTATTCAGGACAATATATTTTAGCTTCTTCACAAAGAGATTTTAGTGGAGAGAAACTTAGTTTATTCGATCAAATGATTGGCAATGTACCAGAACTAAATGATCCAGCAAATTATGGTGCGCGTGTGAATTCATACCCAAATGCTTTTTACACGTCTAGTCCAGCTGGTGCACAACCTTCCATAATGGGTCGTACATTATATATTCCTTTGGGAGCGTGGTTCAACTTAAAAACACAACAAGCATTCCCCTTAATTTCATTACAATATAATGAATTACAAATAAATGTAACTTTTAGACCCATAAACGAATGGTTTACGATTCGTGATGTTGGTGACTATGTTAATAATTTTCCGATTGTTGCGCCAAATTTTAACCAATTTTATATGCAATTTTACCGATTTTTACAGACCCCTCCAGACGAAACTTTGGGTCCTACTTCTTACGTAGATACGCGAACGACATGGAATGCGGATATTAATTTAAATTGTACTTATTGTTTTCTCTCTAATGATGAATCAAAGTTGTTTGCGAAGAACGAACAACGATATTTATTTAAGCAGGTATATGAAAAACCTTTCTATAATATAACAGGACAAAATAAAGTAGATCTGGATTCGTTAGGTATGGTAATAAGTTGGATGTTTTATTTTCAAAGAAGTGACGTTAACTTACGTAACCAATGGTCTAACTATACTAACTGGCCTTATAATTATATGCCGCAGGATATTACACCTGCTTCAACAGCAGGTGATGTAGAAAATCCTGATACGTCTAGTACTTACTCAACTTTAGGTCCTGGATTAAATCCTGATGGAACATTAAGTGGGTTATACACTACAGGAACATATAATCCACAGAATTTAAAAGACATTTTAGTCGCTTTGGGTATTATTTTAGACGGACAATATAGAGAGAACATTTTACCAGCAGGGGTATATAACTATGTAGAAAAATTTACGAGAACTGCTGGCAATGCTCCTTCTGGTTTATATTGTTATAATTTTTGTCTAGATACATCACCTTATAATTTACAACCATCTGGTGCGATGAATATGAGCCGATTTACATACGTTCAGTTTGAATTTACTACGATTTCGCCACCGATGGATCCTTACGCACAAGTGCTGACAATTTGTGATCCAAATACAGGTGATATAGTTGGGATAAATAAACCAACATGGCGTATTTATGATTATAATTTTAATTTATATGTTATAGAAGAGAGAGTAAATATGGTAATATTTGTTGGCGGAAATGCGGGTCTTTTATATGCGACATAGACTAACTAAATTTGTGACCGCTTAATTATTATATATCTTCTAATTAATTTAAGACGATATATGATTTTATTTTTATTATTAATTTATACAATTTTGTGCGCCATCCTATGTCGCAAAGGGTTTTTGTTCGGTGAGGATTCTACCCATATCTTTTAAAAATTTTTGTTTTTTTTCCAAAACTTTTTTGGGATTTTTAAAATTGGACAAAAAAAATGTCCAAAATTGATTTTCCCAAAAAAGTTTCGGAAAAAACTGATCGTGAGACCATAATTAAAAATTATCGTAAGGTGGAAAAAATTGTTTTAAAAAAATTGTTACGACAAAATTTTTATTTTTCAAAAAAATAATTTAGACATTTTTATCTATGGATACATTATGGATACAATAAAAGAGCAAAAAGAGCAACTTTTTTTTGAATGTTATTTATGTGACTTTAAATGCTCTAAAAAATATAATTTAGTTAGACATCAATCAACCGATAAACACCGATGGATACATAATGTATCCAAAATGGATACAAAAAAAAGAGCAAAAGAGCAAATCAAAAAATATAGTTGTGAATGTGGAAAGGACTACAAATACAGTCAGGGATTATCAAAACATAAAAAAATTTGTGTTTTTCAGAATACAGAAAATAATGAAAATAAAAACGATGTAACAATTCTAACCAATCTGGTCTTAGAAGTTGTAAACCAAAATAAAGAACTTATTAGCCAAAATAATGAAACTCAAAAGCAGAACCAAGAATTACAAAAACAAGTAATCGAACTTTGTAA